GTTTTGTTGATGAGCGTGGTTTGGTTATTGCTCTTAAAGGAATGAAGCTGATTGTTCCACGTCAACTGCAATTCGTTGCAGAGCGTCTGCTTGTATCTAACCTTCGCGTTGGTACTGCGGACAACGATGTAAACGCCATCAAGTCATCTGGAATGCTTCCAGAAGGTTACGTAGTCAACGACTACCTGACAGACACTGATGCGTTCTTCATCAAGACTGACGCACCGAACGGCTTTAAGCACTTCGAGCGTATGCCTTTGGCGACTAACATGGATCCAGATTTCGATACTGGCAACATGCGCTTCAAGGCTCGTGAGCGTTACAGCTTCGGCTTTAGCGATCCACGCGCTGTGTTCGGTTCACCGGGCGCCTAGTGAAGACACAAAGATAATTAAAGGGCGGCTTTGCAGTCGCCCTTTTTTTATGTATAATAAAGCATCCCTGACAGCCTCATGGTGAGGCTGACATTAGCCACGACAGGAGAATTAAATGGCTACGACTACTTTCTCCGGACCTATTAAGGCCGGAACCATCAAGAACACAACAGGTTCAACTCTTGGCTCAAACATTGCCAACGTTGGTCAGGTTGTTATGGCTCAGACATTTTCAGTAGATCTTTCAGGCGGCGCTGTTGCGGCCTCAGTCACTGACGTTGTTATTCCAGCAAACTCTCAGATCATTGACTGTGTAATCGACGTAATTACTGCGGCGAACACTGCAACTAACCTTAGTGTCGGTGACACTGTTGGTGGTGCGGCTACAGTCGTGAACACATTTGCAATCGGGACAACTGCTGGTCGTAAGTATCCAACAACTCAGGCTGGCGCTGCATTGGCTTGGCAGGACACAGGTACAGCGGACATCCGCTTGACTGTTACTGGCTCTGCCGCAACAAACGCAGGTCTTGTTCGCGTTACTATCCTTTATCAGCAGAACAACAACCTAGCTTAGTAGGAGGGCGGAATGGCTGCTTCTATTACAGCAAAGACTGCCACAGCTACAGGAACATTGCAGGGCGGTAGAACTCGTCTAAAGGCTTTCTATGTAAAGACAGCCTCTAGTGGTTCACCTGCGGCTGTGTTTAAAAACGGGAGCGGCGGTGCAACATTGTTGTCTATGGTGTTTCACACATCGGATGACAATCAAATCACCATTCCTGACCATGGTATGATCTTCGAGGATGAGTGTCATGTAACGCTCACAAACGTAGATTCTATAACTGGGTTTTTTGGCTAATGGCTAAAAAGAAGACAGTTAGTCTTTCGGTGAAGCGGGGGGAAAAACTTCCCGCTTCCAAAGGCGCAGGTCTTACAGCCAAGGGTCGGGCTAAATACAATCGTGCCACGGGGTCAAAGTTAAAAGCTCCACAGCCGGGTGGCGGCAAGCGTAAAAAATCGTATTGTTCTCGCTCTGCTGGTCAGATGAAGATGCATGGAATTAGTTGCAAGAAGACGCCTAAAAAACGTATTTGCGCGGCGAGAAGAAGGTGGAAGTGCTAATGGACAAAATCATGCCTGTGGCTTTACTTGGGTTCCTTGGTTGGATCGGAATAGAAGTCACTCAGCTAAAGACAGATACGGCGGTTGTTGCTCAAAAGGTAACAGAAAACCACCGCATGTTGTCGGTGCTTTGGGATGATTTTATAAAGGAGAAACGAAATGGCCATCTCGCGTGGTTCAATGGAGAAACAAGTGAGTAAGAGTGGATCAAAAGATGCATGTTACAGCAAGGTTAAACGCCGTTATAAGGTCTTCCCGTCAGCGTATGCAAGCGGGGCAATCGCCAAGTGTCGTAAAGTCGGTGCAAAAAACTGGGGAAATAAAACCAAAAAAGCATCAGGCGGAACATACAAGTACAGAACAACCAAGGTATATTGATAGCGGCATCTGTCGTATGAAACCTATGTGATGGCTGATGTATTTTTACTTCTTGTGTATTTAGGTACGGGAGATCTTAGAAAATTAGAAAGCGCAGACATGTATTTTTACTCGGTTAAAGAGTGTAACTACTTTGCGTCTCAGGTCACTAAACGGTTTGGTAATTACAGTTACAAAGATTATTTAGATCCAAAGGACAGAGCTACTGCGTATTGTGTTCCAAGAAGAATAGATCCAAAGGAAGTAAAGGTTTACTAGCATGGAACCAATTACCACAGCGTTAGCAGGCATAGCACTCGTCAAAGGAGCCACAGATGCAATTAAATCTGCTATCGGAACCTGTAATGATATTTCCGAAATTGCTGGCTACATAGACAATTTATTTGAGGGTCAGTCTCAAGTAAACAAAGAGCGCAATAAAAAAAGTGGTGTTAGCGCGATGGATGGCATTGGCGGCGTAGCATCTGAAATGATTGATGCTAAGTTAGCCCAAGAAAAATTATACGAAGTTAGCATGCTTGTTGATCTTCGGTTTGGCAGTGGTACTTGGAAAGCTATCGTTGAAGAAAGAGCAAGACGTTTACAAGCCGTTAAGGAAAGACAGAAACAAATGGCGTTAGAAAAAGCGGCTCAACGTAAAGAAATTTTTGATGGGCTGACCATGCTGTTTTATTTAATTATGGGCATCATTGCCTTTGGCTTAATAGCTGTCGTTGCCTTTAAGGCATCTGCGGCTAATCAAAGAATGGTAACTTGCAGACTTGCCGCCACAGAAAAAATCTCTAAGACACAAATAATGTGCTTTTATGAAGGTGCCAACAACACGCAGGAAAACCACACAACAGAACTTTATCTTGGTTGTCAACGGCAGTATGCTTGTAAATATAATCCAAATCCATCAGGGGCGTCTCTGAAGGAAACTATGGAAAGCATAAAAGGAGCACTTGATTAATGGCTGTAAGAAAGACGAAAAAAGGTGCCGCACTTAAACGATGGTTCAAAGAAGACTGGAAAGACGTCAGTACGGGAAAAGCGTGTGGCCGTGGCAAGGGTGAAAAACGGGGTACTCCATATTGTCGCCCCAGTAAACGAGTTTCCTCGAAAACCCCGAAAACCTCAAGTGAAATGACAAGTGCAGAAAAGCGTAGTAGAATAGCGCAGAAGAAAAGACTTGGTCAGCCAGCGGGTAAGCCAAGACGTGTTAAATCATTAAAGAGAAGGAAAAAGTAATGTCACATTGTTCTCCCCGTAAAGCTATGGGCGGTGCTATGAATATGCCCACTCGCAACACCAAAGCTCCAAGTCGCACTCGTTTTAAGATGGGCGGCGGTAACTTCCCTGACGTTGATGGTAGCGGAGACGTTACTATGAAAGATGTTTTAATCAAACGTGGTGTAATAGACAAGCAGGGCAAGAAGGTCAAAAAAGGTCATGGCGGCACACATAGAAAGAAAAAGTAAATGGCAACTTCAGGTTCACGAGACTTTGATCTCGACGTAGCAGAAATAATCGAAGAAGCATATGAGCGGTGCGGTTTAGAATTACGCACTGGTTATGATGCTCGTTCGGCACGTAGATCAATGAACTTGATGTTCGCTGACTGGGCTAACCGTGGTCTTAATTTATGGACAGTCAAGCAAGCCACACAAGCTTTGACTCAAGGCACAGCAACGTACACGTTCACCGCTGACTACACCGATCTTCTTGACGTTGTTGTTCGCCGTAGTGGCACCGACTTTGAACTAAGTCGCATGTCTCGAAGTGAGTACCTTAACACACCTAATAAAACTACACAGGGTCGTCCTAGTCAGTTTTACTATAACAGGCAGGTTTCCCCTGAAGTCACATTATGGCCGACACCAGAGAATTCGACAGACACGCTTGTTTACTACTACGTACAACGGATCGAGGACGTAGATGCATTGGTTAATACAACAGATGCTCCATTTCGTTTCCTTCCTTGCATGGTTGCTGGTCTTGCTTATTACATTGCTATGAAGAAAGCTCCGGAGCGGGTTCAGCTTCTAAAGGTTGTGTATGAGGAAGAGTTCCAACGTGCGGCGGACGAGGACGAAGATCGTGTGGCACTGAAGCTACAGCCTAGTGTGCAGTATTTGAGGGTTAACTAATGGCTAGATACGCATCAGGCAAAGATGCTTGGGGGTTCTCAGATAGATCTGGGTTCCGCTACAGGCTTGCTGACATGCGTGTGGAATGGAATGGCTTGAAGGTAGGTCCGGATGAATACGATCCAAAGCATCCACAACTAACACCCCCAAATGTAGGACCTGATCCACAGGCTTTGCATGACCCACGACCTGATCAAAGGGTCGAAGTTGCTGTCGAGGTTTTACTAGACTCAAA